ACCTTCAGGTAATTCTGTACCTGTTTCTTTAGCTATTTCTATAGCTTCTTCCACCTTATCGCTTATATCTTGCGATTTTTCTTCTTCACTTATTTCTTCAATAACCGGTGACTCTTCAGTCTTGGGTTCGTCTTTGACTGATTCAGTCTCGTTTGAACTGGGCTCTTGTATTTCTTCAACCACCTTTTTGCTATCTTCGGTAGGTTTGTTAGCATCCACTTCATTTGTTTTTGACTCTTGAACGGCATCTTTTTCTATTTTAGGTGGTTTACTTAAATCAACTTTTGCTATAGATTCTTCTTCTAAAATTGGTTTCATTTTAACTTTAATCGTATCTTCAGAAGTTTTATCTATAACCTTAGGTTCTTCTTTTGTATTTTTTTCTGTAGTCTTTTCTACTACTTTTTCTTTTTTGTTTTTTGCCATAATATAATATAATAATAATTAATAAAAAATTTATCTTGGATCAAACGCCCCTAAATTAAGACCTCCACCTACTATATCATTACCTGATGATTCAAACTTTTTAGGCGGTTTGTTATTATTTCTTTGGTCTATAAGTTCACTTTGTTGGGATGCTTGGATTCTTGTTCTCTCATCTTTTCTATCTTCTTTCTCTACTTCTTTATTTTTAGTTGTTTCTAATTCCATGTTTTTAAGCTGCATATTGTATTGGAATTCTAAAGCCATTAATTCTTTTTTAACTTCTTTTTCTTGTAATAATTTTTGTGATTCCAATTGCGCTTTAACTTGTTCTAATTGAGCATCAGATTGAGATTTCATTTGGTTTTTTTGCATTTCAACTTGAGCAGCCGCTTGTTGCGCTTGAGCATTAGCTTGTGCTTGTGCTTGCATATTTTGTTGTTGCATTAACTGATCTCTTTCTAATTTCTTTTTTCTTCTTAACTTTAATACTTGATTAGCTAACTTCACGCTTTTAATTTCTCTAATATCAATAACATCATCTAAATCTACACTACCTTGTTGTAATGCCATTTGAATATTATTCTCAAGCATAGCTTTCTCTTCTTCATCTGGAGCTAATTCTATAAATATACCAAAATCATATAAATGTAGATTTTTCATCTCTTCTAAAGTACCAACGTTATGCGCTCCAACAGCTTGTATAAAAGCATCTTTTGTTGGTGAATATTCTATAATATCAGATATTCTAAGCGATAAACACTCTGCAACTTCAGCTGTTAAAAATAATCCAGCTTGCATAATATGTCTTGTTGCTGTATTAGAATTTGCAGCTGCTAATTTTTGTACACCGACTAAAGAATATTTATCTGGTAAACTACCATCTCTAGCTTCATTTAATCCAGTCACATCTCTTATCATCTGTAGATAGTAGTTATATGTCTGTATTAGACTCTGTAACTTTTGTCCTCCAGAACCACTTTGTATTTCTTGAATAGGTATTTTACCGGGATTCATATCACCTTCAGAAGTAAAACTTCTTCCTATTACAGATCCAGTTTGGAAAAACATGTTTAATGCTTCTTGTGGATTATAGTTAGTACCATTACCTAAATCTATTTCAGCTAAACCATCAGCGTCAAGGTATACACCATCTGGTACCATGCGCGACATAACCTGTTGTAGTTTAAGGTGCGTTAATTGAATCATGTCTGCAAAACCTGTAATACGTCTAACTAAAGATTCAATTTTACCTTTATACATTCTTGGTGCTACTATAGAATAATTCATTTTAACTTTAGTATAATCACTTTTTGGACGCATCATATTTTTTGACATTTCCCATCTAAGTAATTTATTTGTACCTAAAACTAAAGCACCTTCGTATAAACATTCTACATTTCTTTTTATTCTACCAAAATTACCTTCTTTACCTTCTGGTGGATTAAACGTATCGTCTTTTGGTATTATTTTATCTGCTCCACTACCAGTCTGTTTAATCTTATAAACCTCATTCATGTAGGTTTTGTAGTTAAAATACAGAATTTGGACTTTATTACTATCAATTTCTCTATGTTGCATAGACCCACTTAAATAGTTATTTTTTTGATATACTTTATTTTTAACTATTTCCTCTAATTCTTCTTGTCCTAAATGTGTAAATTGTTTTGCTAATTCATTAACAGGTATTTCTTTAACTTCACCAACATAATATATGTCTTCAAAATAAGGTGATTCTGTATATGAATATATTAAATCAGCTGGATCTACATAATCTATTGTTACACCTTCAGATGTATTAAAACAAGTCTTAACAGCTCCTATACCCAATACTGCTAAATCGTAATAAAATCTTTTCTTAATAAGTTCATAATTATTACCTTCCATCAAAACCCTTAATGCTTGTTCTTCAGCTAACTCTACAGATTGCTTATAACTTAATTGCATGTGTAATTCTAATTCCTCTTCAGAATCTGGTAATTTTTCAGGATCGTTTTCTAACAAACCTATTCCAAACGCTTCAGTTGAAAAATCGTGTAATTGCCTTGTGCGCATATCAGCTAATATAGATTCCATATACTGTGTTCTTTTACTAACACCATAAGGATCTTGTGAATATGCTTTTACATCGTACATTCTCTCTGCAATACCGTTAACAACTATATCTACGAATTTAGGGATAATTGGAACTGGTTTCCAATCTAAATTAAGATAGGACAAATCACCATTTATAGATAACTCGTCCTTATATTTCTTTATCGATTGCTCTCCACGAGCATATAATCTTAAACTATGGAAATTATTTCTATTCGTAGTATATCTAGTACTATTACGATCATTATAAAACCATTCAGCTTCTATAGCTTTAGCTACTTTTAAACCATATTCATAACTCAATTTCTCTAAATCACTTACAACTTGACTTGGAAAATGACTTTTTATAACAGACTCTGCCATATTTATCTTTTAATTAATTTAGACACATTTCCAGTATTACTATACTTCGCAATGTTTATATTTAGTTGTTTCTTTTCTCTTTGTGGGTTTGGCGTGTATAAGTGGCGATTACATGCCATTATAGCTAAACCCGAACTTATTGTAGCATCAAACTTTGTTCTCTTAGTTATATCAAATCTACTCCAATCATTCAAAGTTCTATTAAAATACATGCTACCGTATTTTCCTTCTTCTAAATGCCCTACGTTTGACTGTATATACATTTCTATAGCAGCCGCGTGTGCTTGTTTTATGTCTTCACTTGAATTAGGTATTCCACCTACTTCTTTTTCAGCTACAGATAATTTATTCCAAACCTTATCCGGTCTGTTCATACTAAAACCTCTATAACCTCTTCGTCTTAAATAATACAGTAGTCTAGGTTTATTATTCTCTGCAAGTATTGGCATTCCATAAAACACTAACGCCATTAATACATCTTCAAAAAACATATCAGCCGTTTGAGGTCTAGCTAAATATTCTAAAAAGAATTGACTAGGAGGAGCATCTTCCATTGAAAATTTAGTTAATCCATGCAGTGCTCCTTTAGAACCTTTACCATCTACTGTTCCTGATATATCATATGAATCACAACCAAAGGCACCTACGTGCTCGTTACCAGGATACTTAATTCCATTTTTTAATACTATTTTATTTTGTAATTCTATAGGTGGAACCCAACTTACTTTAAATCTACCTTTAGGATCTGGATAAAATATAACATTAGTATCTTTGATTCCACCAACCCATTGAAAATTACCTGTAGCAATTCCTAAGGTTCTTGTCATTTCTTCATTGTAATCTATCTGCTCATATATTTTAACAAGATTGAATATACTATTTAAAGCCTCATCTCTAAACGCGTGTTCTGTAGTTCTTGGAAATTGTCTATAAAACTCATTTAAAGCATCGTGATCTGATTTTAATCCTTCTGCTTCATTGTTCCAGTGTTCTATTATTCCAACATCTATTAATTCACCGTCTGGGCCGAGTATGTCTGTGTCAGGAGTATCAAATACTGGAAGTCCATGTTCGTCAATAAATCCTTCATAGTTCCATTCCATTGGGATAAACAAAGAGTATAAACCAGATTTTGTCTGACCATTTCTATTTCTCTGTGTGACATCGGATGCGTTATATAGTTTTTTAAAATTGTCTCCACCTTTATCTAATGCGTTTGAAGTTGAGCCCATCATACATTTACCAACTATTCTACTACCTAGTCGCAAACATGTTTTTGTAACTCTCCAGTTGTTTAATATATTATCAGGTCTCTCCCATTTACCACTCTCATCATGTACTAGTAAATTTAGTTTTTCACCATCATAACTATTATCTCCAGTATTCTTCCAATCAATAGTTGTATCTAATCCCTCTAATTCTTCTAGTTTTTCGTTGCTAGTTATTTTTTTTCTTGTAAATTTACTAGCTGGTACTCTATATGCTAATTCTGTTTTAGGTCGATCCATACCATCTTGAATCGGTTTAAAAAAGAAAGGATAGTTTACACTAATTGGAACGACTTTGTCTGTAAACATTTTTTTAGCATCTGAACCTGTTTTAGAAAGTATTCCATATCTACTATCACTCGATATTGTTGCTAAATTAACTGTTTCTGCAGAAGACATAAATGAAAACCCAGATCTTCTATTCTTTAGATAACACATTCCATAACATCTTTTATCAGCTTTACAAGCTTCCCAAAATATGAAAAATAATCTATTTGCTTCTCTAAAATCTGGAGCTCCAACATCAATCTTACTCCATTGAAGATACATATAATGCGTTCCTGTTAAATATGTAGGTATACTATTATTTGTAAACCAAAATCCATTATCTCTTC